CGCCCGCCTGCGATTGCTCTCAACCACAACAGGAGGACGCTTGATGCGCGCCTTCTTTCATCCTGCTCCATCCTCCTCCTCCTTTGGAGCGGTCCGCGCGCAAGCGCGGTTGATGCCATCCGGCCTTGTCGCCGGGTGGCATTTTTTTTGATTTCAAGCGGGATGTTCATGGTTTTACTGTGGGGCAGGCATAGCAACAGTTCAATGATTTTTGGGGGAGGTGATAAACATGGATCAGCTTGACATTGCGGTATACCAAACGGCACACGAGGGACCGGGCGGTCTGCCCGCGCTGGCGCGGCGCATCGGTGTGCGCGAGCAGGTGTTGCGCAACAAGGTGTGCCCGACGACCGAGGGCTTCCACCTGAATCTGCGCGAGGCGCTGGCAATGATGGATGCAAACGACGATGACCGCATCCTGAAGGTGTTGGCCGAGATGCGCGGATATACATTGCAGCGCAAGCGCCTGCCGGATGCGGCGAGCATCGTGTCCGCCGTGCTGTCCGCCGATGCCGAGCACGGCGATGTGTCGCGCACGATCCAGTCCGCGCTGGCCGACGGCAAGCTCACCGAGCGTGAGCGCGCCGCTGTGATCAATCAGATACATGAGGCGCAATCCTCGCTCGACGTGCTCAAGTCAACCGTGCTGCACGCCCCAGCGAACATCAGGCAGGTATGACCCATGCGCGCCCATACCCAACGCTCCATGCGTGCCACTATGATTTACCCCGCCCCCCATCAATTCAAGGTGCGCGGCTGTTACGCAAACAGTTGCAACCACGCGCAACCGCCTGCAACTCAATCGGCGCGCCCGGGTAAAGGGTCCTTCCTGGCACTTCCCCGCGCGGGTAATTCGAACCTCGATGTTTCGCTAGGGTGTGGATTGGCAAACTTGGTCAACTGGGCGGACGACAAATGCTGACAATCAAGTTGGAGGGGTTCGAGCAGATGAAGCGGAAGCTGTCTGATTATCCGCGCGAGGTTGAGATTGCCGCGCAGCGCGCGCTGTTGAAAACCGCGCAGGAGATCAAAGAGGCTGAGATTGCCGAGATGGAGCGAGTGTTCTTCAGGCCGACCCGATGGACGCTTGGCGCGATGAAGGTTAAGCCAACCCAAAAAATGGAGGTGGCTGTCGGCATCCTTGACCCGGACGGATATTACAAGCGCGCAGCCAATTATCTTGGCACACAGGTTAGCGGTGGGCAGCGCAGGATGAAGGCGATGGAGAAATCGCTTCAATCGCGCGGGCTGATGCCATCCGGTTGGTTCGCCGTGCCTGGCGAGGGTGCCAAGATGGATTCCTACGGGAATATGTCTGTCGGGCAGATCAGGCAGATATTGAGCTGGTTCGATGCAGCCGAAAACTGGGCTGGATCGACGCAGAATATGGGTGTTGCCGGGCGCGAAAAACGCAGGAAGGGTACGCGCAAATCCTATGGATTCGAATACTTCGTTGTCGAGCCAGGCCAACGCAGAACCTATCAATTAAAAAGCGGAAAAACCGGGACGCACTCAATGCAACCCGGGATATATATGCGCATGATGATGGGGTTCGGCAGTGCGATCAAGCCTGTGCTGATCTACGTCAAGGGCGCGCGCTATCAGGCGCGCTTCAACTTCGAGAAGGTCGCACGCGATGTTGCTGCCGCGATGATGCAGGCGGAGTTCGACAAAGCCATTCGAGCGGAACTGCTGAAATGACCTACGCCAACTACGACGACATCAAGTCGCAGCTCGAAAGGGCAGGGCTGATCCTCGACAAGCCGCTGGAGTTCGATGCGCGGATACAGCGCTGGAGGGTGGCTGGTGAGGACCGTGAGCGGCGCGGGTGGACGAAGTTGCGCGAATGGACATCGAAGGCGGGCAACACCTACATCGTCGGCTGTTTCGGCGTCTGGCACGGCAACGACGACGGATACACCAAGCTGGAGTTGAGCAAGGACGATGCGGTCGTGCTCACCGTCGAGGACAAGGCGGCGATCAAGGCCGCGCACAAAGAGGCCGAGCGCAAGCTGGCCGAAGCGCGGCGCGCAGAAATCAAAAAGGCTGCGCAGTGGGCAGCGTCGGTGTGGAACAAATGCGCGCCGTGCGAAGCGCACGATTACCTGACGCTCAAGCAGATCAAGCCGCACGGCCTGCGCATCCTGCCGGAATCGGTCGGCAACATGGCGCTCGCCGGCATCGACGAGTCCAACTTCTTCCGGCTCAAATCTGCGGCAGGCGCGCTGGTCGTGCCGATGCACGATGCCAAGGGTGTCATCCAGGGGCTGCAGTTCATCTATGCCAAAGGCCACCCGCGCCGCGTCAAGATCGAGCGCGACAAGGAATTCTGGCCGAGCGGCATGGCGATGGGCGGCACCTTCGGGCTGATCGGCCCGGTGCGGCGCGACGGCATCATGCTCATCGCAGAAGGCTACGCCACCGCCGCCAGCCTGCACGAGGCCACCGGGCAGAGCGTGGCCTACGCATTCAGCGCCAACAACCTGCTCAAGGCTGGCAAGGAACTGACCAAAGCCTACCCGCATCTGCGCATCCTGTTCTGCGCCGACGACGACTATCTAATCGATGGCAACCCAGGCTGCACCGCCGCCGCCAACGCCAGCGCCGAGATCGAGCGCAGCGCGTGGATCAAACCCATCTTCCCGCTCGGCGCAGACGGACAAGACATCCGGGCCGGCAAGAAATACACCGACTTCAACGACCTCGCCGTCCTGACCGGCCTGCCCCTCACCCTGGCCGATCAAGTCAACGCCAAGCTCGATGAACTAGGATGGCGTGACGCGCCCGCGCGGGACTCCAAATCGCAGGGGGACGGGGAAAGCCGAGCGGAACGCGGCATCCTGAAATCAGTGCTCACGATCGACGAGGCGGTGGAACGTTTTTCGCTGGTGTATGGTGGCAAAGGAACGATGTTCGATCACCAGGAACACATCCTCGTTCCGAAAAGTGATGTTCTGGACATCCTGCCTGAGCACGGCTGGCGCGACATGCGCGCCATCAAGAAAGTGGTGCGCATGGATGAAGTCGGCTTCGATCCGGCTGGAACAGATCCGCGCATCAAGTGCAACCTGTGGGGCGGGTGGCCAACTGTGCCCAAGCAGGGACGTTGTGATGCTCTGCTCGAACTGCTGGAGTATTTGTGCAGTGATGAAGAGAACTACAAAGACCTGTTCAGGTGGGTGTTGTGCTGGCTTGCATATCCCCTGCAACACCCAGGTGCAAAAATGCAGACCGCACTGGTGGTGCATGGCCCGCAAGGCACCGGCAAAAATCTGTTCTTTGAAGCCTACAAGGAGATCTACGGAGACTATGGCCGCGTCATCGACCAAGACGCCGTCGAGGACAAATTCAACGACTGGGCCAGCCGCAAGCTATTCATGATCGCGGACGAAGTCGTTGCGCGCTCCGACCTTTATCACATCAAGAACAAGCTCAAAGGACTGGTAACAGGAAACACAATCCGCATCAACCCGAAGAATGTCGCGGCGCACGAAGAGGTGAACCACGTCAACATGGTATTCCTGTCGAACGAATACCAGCCGCTCGTCCTGGAAGATGACGACCGCCGTTACGCCGTCATCAAGACCCCGCCAAAACTGCCACCGGAATTTTACAAAGAGGTGAGCGCCGAGATCAAAAACGGCGGCATCGCTGCCCTGCATTACTACCTGCTGCATTTCGACCTCGGCGACTTCAATGAACACAGCAAGCCGCCGATGACGCGCGCCAAGGTCAACCTGATCGAATTCAGCCGCGACAGCATTGGTACATTTCTGCGTGCATGGCACGAGGGGGAAATCAAGGACGCGCCCTACTGTCCCGCGCTCGGCAGTCATCTATTCGTCGTCTACAAACGATGGTGCGACCAGATGGGAGAACGTTCTCCGCGCTCGATGAAGCAGTTCATCGGCTACCTGAAAATGCTTCCAGGATGGCGCGCCGGAGAAGCGTTGCCAACGTTGGAGACACTTGCCCCGGGTGCGCGCCGGGTGAACCGGAAAATTGTCATACCTCCGCAAGAAATGCTGACAAAAGCGGCTAATTTCGACGAAAAGAACATCAAAAGCGAAACTGAATCACAAGCTGAATGGCTCACCCGCTGTTTTTTCAAGTTCGCTACCGCAGGGGGATTCTCCGAATGATGACCACGCCTAAAACAGTTGACCACGCCAGTGACCACGCCAGCGACCACGCGACAAATTCGGCAGTTATCGTGGTTACCACGCGACCACGCCAGCGTTTCGCGTCACATGTGCGCGCGTATGCGCGCGCACGCGCGCGCACACATGTGTATCTCTGCCGTGGTACGCGTGGTATGAGTGGTTCATTGGGTTTCTGGCGTGGTCACTGGCGTGGTCAACTGATTTCTGGCGTGGTAAGCCAATGACGACCGTCTCTCAATCCGAATTCGCTGCCATCCTCGGCAAGAACAAAAGCTACGTCACCCGCCTCAAGCAGGCGGATCGGCTGGTGCTGACGCCGGATGGGCTGGTGGACGTTGAAGCCAGCCAGGCGCGCATCGCCGCCACCGCCCACCCAAGCTATGCCAAGACCTCGCAAAACGCGCCACAAGGCGACGAAGGGCGGCGGGTGGTATCTACCCATCAAGATCAAATCGAACGCGCTGCCATGAGCCTGCAGGCCGCCCGCGCGGTCAAGGAAAACTACGCCGCCCGCATGGCCAAGCTCATGTTCGAGCGAGAAAGCGGCAAGCTGGTCGATGCGGACGAAGTGCGCATGTTCGCTGCCGACCTCGGGGCAACCTTCCGGTGCGCCCTGGAAATCCTGCCCGACCGCATCGCAGCCGAGCTGGTGCCGCTGAACGACGTGGACGCCATTCGCGCCGTGCTGGTGGAGGCGATCGAGCAAATCCTGGGCGACCTCGCCCAAAAAATCGAGAAAGGAGTGACCCGTGCAAATTGAGCAACTCAAAATCGACGCGCTGATCCCCTACGCGCGCAACAGCCGCACCCACAGCGACGAACAAGTCGCGCAGATAGCCGCCAGCATCCGCGAGTTCGGCTTC